TCGCGCTGGTGTGGGGTGGGTGGCCCGCGCCGCCCCGCAGGGCCGCGGGGGGGGGGCGGGGGTATCAGGCCCCGTAAACTGCTGCGGAACGCCTTATAACTAAATATTTTGTCCTTTGTTCATCATACCTCCGTCCTGCTTTCTTGTACGTGTACAGGACACAACAGAAAAACAAAACAACACGTAACCAGGATAATGTGCTTCTTACCGTAAGCACCCGGTGCACCTGGTCCCGGGTGGCCACAGCTGACCTGGCCCGTCAGCTGGTGGTGTGACCTATGGAAGCCGTTCCGCAAGGAGGCGGAACGGCTACTTGGCATGGGGTGGCAATGGAAGCGGTCAAAAATGGGATTTTCGCCAATGGGGAGGCCATCTAGCCGGGAACCCCTTGGGGGTTCTCCCCTAGGCTACCGCCCTAACCACCTACTACCTAGCCTTTACCTTCTATCTATCTTGGCCTACTGGAACCACCGACCCCTACCACCTATCACCTATCACTTATGCACCCTCCCCAACCACTCACCTGTACCACCCGTATCACCTGTACTACCCCGGGGGCGAAATGCCTAAAAAAGTTTGTTGGTCAAAAGCGAAATGCATTGCGGCGCCTCATCTGTGGGATTTGGACAACACCGAGGCATGGCGGGGTCACCCATTGGCGAAAAAGCCTAGAACTGTTAGAGCACACACTTTATGCGCCGACTGCCCCCTTATTCGGGATTGCGCCGTCTATGCACTCACAGCCACTCCCCGAATGGCTGGTGTAGTCATGGCCGGTGTTGATATCCCCATCGCTGGTGGTGCTAAGGCCAACGCCGCCCGAAAACGGCTACGCGAGATAGCCTATGGTTAGAAGCTCAAAATGGCGCAGAAAACGCCGCAACCGACACCGACGGGAAAGATACGCGACGATGGTCAGCAACAGGCGTAAACGAAAGGAAATGAAATGATAAGGAAAAACAAGAAAAAGAAGAAGCCTATAGGTCGCCAACACCAGGTAGAACCCACACCGCAAATCGTAGTTTCTGCCCTATTCAATAGCATTTTCAATGCCGATAACCACGATACTATGGGTGACACCATCGAAGTATTCATTAATAGCCTCAATGCATTATGCGAATATGACGAGAAAGCATGCGATGTGTTCCTAGAGAAAATGTATACCGAGATGATGAAACATGATTACACCAGGTTCGGCATTAATCTCACCGGGGAGAAGTTCGTGGAGATGGGAATAACTATTCCTAAAGAATAGGATAATGATATGAATAAAAGGCGATTCAAAGTATTTAAACGCCACCTACCGAAAGACTGGATGGTGGTCACTCGCTGGAATGACTGGCCTATCAGATACGATCACTTTAGTTCCTTTCGCGCTGCTCACGACTACATTCACGAACGCCTGTACGAGGAAATGGAGAGCACCGGCCCACGGGAGCTACTTGCTGGTGGAATCGGAAAATGCTATGGGTAAGGTAAGGTATAAGATTTGGAAGAGCGAAAACGGCCTATGGGAAGTGGAATGGAAAAAAGGAATCTGGACAACAGTAGCGACCTTCCCGACCTTCGCTGCCGCCCATAGCTACATGCGTGAGCGCCTGTATGGTACGCAAGATGACTACGGCCATGCCTGCTGACGACAGGCCGGCCTGGGCTGGAAGGTATGCTACCGAACGCACCGCCGCATGCTTAGCTGAGTTCGGCACCAGGTGTCACCTATGCGGCGCCTACGGTGCCACCACTGCCGACCACCTGATCCCGAGGGCGGCCGGTGGCAGTGACGACCTCGACAACCTCCGGCCGGCTCACCAGGCGTGCAACTCATCGCGCCAAGACATGCCACTCGAAGAATGGTTCCGATTGCACCCGCTTATAAGTCGTGACGGTGACGCGCCGCCGAGCCGGCGATGGTTTTTAGAACCGGCCGACCCCTAGGCAGTCCCGCGCCAGCACTCTTTTTCTCTCTTTGGGCCCCAACCCCCGGGGTCAGTACACTAACTAAACCAGGAGGTCAAACCCCATGCCGCGCCCTGATCCGAAACGCCCCCGCGAGGGGCAGGAGGCCCTTTTCGAGGCCGAAGCTATCAAACAGCCCGATTGCGTTTTGCGTGGCAGGCATTCCATGGCCATGGACGCCGCCCTTGACGCCGCCCGCGAGAATCAAGTGATTCACCCTATAGATGAAGGGATCGCCACAGTGCTTCGAGCAGGTGCTTGGGCCCTCGATACTCTCGAAAAACAAGACCGCCCCTATGGTCCGGCCAAATTGATTCCGGCCATGACCGAGGCATTGACTGCGGCGCACATGACACCGGAGAGCCGGAAGCTGGAAAGCGAAGACCTAGCCAAACAGCTATTCGAGGACCTAGCCGCCCTAGAGGCCGACCCCGAATAATGCGCACCTGGCTACCAGGAAGAGTAGAGCCCCGCTATCTAACCCCTATCCCCGAGGGGGCAATTGTTGACCTCAGGGCGGTGAAGAAGGTTGCCGCCCTGCTGGGCCGGTCGCCGACGTTCTACCAGGTGGAAATCTTGGAACGCCTGGTAGCCAAGTGGCCTGACGGAACACCGGTTTTCACCACCATTCTAGTGAGTTTCCCCAGGCAGACCGGTAAAACCACATGCATCATGGACTGGCTAATGTACGTAGCCATGACTCGCCCCTATCAGAAACTTTGGTTTACCGCCCAGACCGGCATGGCGGCGAGAGAGCGTTTTCTAGCTGAGCTGGTAGAGCCCAGCAAAAAGTATCTGGAACCCCTGGGGATCGTGGACACCAAGCTTGCCGCTGGGGCGACCAGGACGGTGGTGGTGGCCACGGGGTCCCAAATCCGCCCTATGCCACCGACCAGCCAGTACTTGCATGGTGGCCAAGGCGACAAGATCATCGCCGACGAACAGTGGGCTTTCACCCAGAAGCAAGGAAAGGACCTCATGCAGGCGGTGCGCGCCACCCAGCTGACCAGGAATAACAGCCAAATCGTACAGATTAGCGCCGCTGGTGATGCCGAATCCGACTACTGGCATAGCCGCTTGACGAAAGCGATTACCGAACCATCGCCCCGCGTGGCGGTAATCGACTACGGTGTCGGCACTTCCGCCGACCCCCAAGAGGTCACGTCCTTCACCATCGAGGACGTTCTAGCTGCTCACCCGGGTGTAGCGGCCGGCCTATGCACCCGCGAAAAAGTCCTCGAACCCCTAGAGAACGAGGATATGGACTTCAACGAGTGGCTTAGGGCATACGGCAATGTGCGCTCAAAGAACACGCGCCAGAAGGCCATTGATCTAGACGCCTATCGAGGTATCACCACGACGGTGCCGCTAGACGACGGTCCGGTGACGCTGGGGGTTGGCGTGTCCTGGGACGGGGCGACTACCGCCCTAGCCGCGGTAGGCACCATCAACCAAGGCCGGGGCGTGGGTATCGAGATCATCGACGCCCGCCCCGGCCGGCAATGGGTCATCGACACCACCCAAGAGCTAGTGCGCCGCGGTATCGCCACCGAGGTATGCGGCGACGCTTACGGCCCTACCAAACGCCTAGCCGACCAACTCGCTATTGCCCTTCCTGAGCACTGGAAACCCTTATCCACCGATGAAATGATCGCCGCCACCGAGGACTTTCTACAGGCCCTCGACCAGGAAGCCGATACCATGCCTATCTGTGTCCGCCGCTGTGCCGGTGTCGAATACGAGCTAGATGTGGCTGAACTCCGTAACGTTGGTGAAAAAGGGCGAATGTTCAGCAGGCGCAACAGCGCCGCTGGCACCGCCCGCCTAGAAGCCGGCCTAGCCGCCCTTGCCGGCTACCAAATCCCCGAGACCACCGCTCCCGAGCCTTTTATTGGATAAATTATGCGAAATCAAAAACGTAAGTCACCGGCAATCGACGCCACCGACCACACTATCCTAATCACTTGTGATAAATGCGAGTGGCGAGAAATGCATGATGATCGCAATTCTGCTTGGTACGCTTTGGCACGGCACCTGAAAACCGGCCATGATGACCCCTATGCCGCCAAAAGCGCCGCCCGAAATATCTACCGTAACCACAACGAATAAGTGTTTTGTCACCCCTGTGCTGCATCATTAGGGCATGGGGTTCTTCGAGAAAGTAAGACAGGCACTCTCCCTACCCGCCCTGGCGGCGGGTAGCCTCGAAGTGCCCTACGCTAGCGCCTGGGCTGATCCAAATCACCTCATCACGGTTGGCACACCTGACCTGCTACCAGAGTCAGTAACCCGTGATGTTGCCATGAATGTTGCCGCTCTAGCGCGCGCCCGCCGCATCATTGTCAGCAGCATAGCCAGATGCCCCCTAGTAGTGCACGATGATGACGGCCCCCTACCCGACCAACCGGCTTGGGTATCCGGCACCAGCGGCCCCATTTCCCCCTATCATCGTATGCTGTGGACAGTTGACGACCTGCTTTTTTATGGTTGGTCACTGTGGGCAGTGAAGCGAAATCCGGCCGGTGCTGTTGTCGCTGCCGATCACGTGCTCTACGAACGCTGGGGCTTTACACCCAGCGGTGAGGTGTTTTTCGAGGGCGAAGAGATAGCGCCCGAGGACGTTATTCTTATCCCCGGCTCCGACCAAGGAATCTTGCGCTATCCCGCCGCTATCAGGCATGCCGTACAAGTCGCCGACGCCGCCGCAAAAGCCGCCGCTCACCCTGTCGCTCACACTGAACTGCACCAGATCAACGGTGAACCACTCACTGACCCCGAAAAAATCGACAAACTGATCGACGCTTGGAACCGTGGCCGGCAACGGAAAAACGGCCCCGTGGGTTTCACGAACAGCTCTATTCAGGCAATTGACCACGGCAGTTACGAATCCCACTTGTTGGTGGAAGGCCGGAACGCTGCCGCTATCGACATTGCCCGAGTCTGTGGCATACCAGCTATCCTACTGGACGCATCCCTAGCCGATTCTAGTATCCGTTATTCCAATATGGATGCGCGCAATGTTGAATTGGTTGACTACTGCTTGGCCTCATACATGGCGCCGATTGCCGCTCGCCTAGGCATGGATGATGTGGTTTCCCCAGGTCAAAGCGTTGAGTTTGACCTCGATCACCTGACCCGCCTCGATCCTAACAGTATCGCGCCGCCTGATGACGCTCACCGCCCACGCACCGTACCTATCACTAACGAACTGACCCAGTTGATTGACTAAAATTATGGATTTTCAAACTCTAGAACCTGACCTGTACTGCCTGATGAATAAACATTACAGCCCAGGCCGGCCTGGACCCATCAAGTACTTGGTGATCCACCACAATGCTGGTGTGGGTCTCAGCACCGCTGATTGCTACCGGATTTGGCAAGACCGTGAGGCTAGCGCCCACTACCAGGTAGAAGTGGATGGGACCATTGGTCAGCTGGTCAACGATTGGGATACCGCATGGCATGCTGGTGATGCCGCCGCCAACAACTATTCAATTGGAATTGAGCATGCCAACGTTGGTGGCGCCGCTGAAGATTGGCCTATCAGTCAGGAAACTATCACCGCGGGTGCTCACTTGGTTGCTGCTCTATGCCACGCCTACGATCTGGGAAAACCAGGATGGTTCAATAACGTCTTTCCACACTCATACTTCTATAGCACCAGTTGTCCACACCAGCTAGCTGGTGCGGACCGTGACCAATACATGTCTTTGGCTGAAGAATTTTACTTCAGCATGCAAGCAGGAACAACATTACAAGCAGGGAAAATGACGAATTTTACCGAGAATGACCGGCAACTATTACGAGAAAACAACGAGCTACTGCGGGTAATCCGTGACCAGATTTGCGGCCCTGGTAGTGGCTTCCCCGGGTGGCCACAAACTGGTGGCCGGACCCTGGTGGATACAGTCGCCGCTATCGGTGCTAACCAAGGTATTGATGGTTGCCGCGACACCAAGAAGGCTAAGTGATACATGAATCTTCTTGATCTAGCCACTGGCTACATTTTAGGCTTCGGCTCCGTGACCGTGTATCAAATGATTTTGGTATACCGTCTTCGGCTTGAGCTGCGGAAACAAGCTGCAAAGATGACCCATGCCTGAGCGCCCGCCAACTCAAGTCCGCTACCCTTGGCGTTCTGTTGTCCGTAGCGTTACCGTGGCCACCATCGCACTACTGCCGGTGTTACCAGAGATAGCCAAGGTAGCAGGCATAGAGACCGTACCGTTAGTGGCGTCCACCCTAGGGATAGTAGCAGTTTTGCAGCGGATAATCACAATCCCCGAAGTCGATAAATGGCTAACCAGCGTGCTAAACGCTGGGGCTAGGAAACGCCAAGAAGAGGAAGAAGACGTAAATGCCAAGTGATCTAGAAACTGTGACAGGTGATGCCGCCCCCGCCACCGTTTCGTGTAACAAGTCCGAACGAATCATGGAAGGCCTAGTGCTCCCCTGGGGCGATACCGGTGCTACCGCCACCGGAAGTTACGTATTTCCCCGCGGTAGCCTTGATATTCCGTCCAACATCGAGCGGGTAAAACTGCTATCTGAGCATTCCCGCCCCGGCCACCAGCCCAAGGCCATTGGCCACGCTATCAGTGCCGAAAACACGCCCGAAGGCCTAGTCATGCGCTTTCAGCTGGGCAGTAGCGCCGCCGCCACCGAAGCCCTCACGAACGCCGCTGAGCATATTATTGATTCCTTCAGCATCGAGGCGGTAGGTGTCCGCCGCACCGGTGGCACTATCGAGTCTGCCCTGCTCAAAGCCGTAGCGCTAGTGCCATTCCCAGCGTTTGAGAAAGCCAAGGTATACGCCGAATCCGGCACCCCCGAAGAGAAAGAAACCACAGAAATGACCCTAAATGCCGAAGATATCGCTGCTATTGCCGCGAAAGTCACCGAGAACCTCAGTTCCACTACAGCCACTCCCCGGAATAAAATTCCGGCCGGTATCCCAGGCGGTAAAGACGCCACCAAGCAGGAAGTCATCACCGCCGCCCACGCCGCCGAGACTATCCTGGGAATCCACACCGGTGAAATCCCAGATGATGAAATCCAAGCCGCCCTTGCCGATATCAAGGGCTCAGACTCGATCGTCACCCAGCCTAAAGCGTGGCTGGGTGAACTCTGGTCTGGTGTTGTCTACCAGCGCCGCATTATCCCACTAATCGCCACCAAGGCCCTAACTGGCCGGAAGGCTATTGGTTTCCGCTGGAAGAAGGACGCTGACAGCGGAAAACTGCTCAAACCCGGTGTTGCGAAGTGGAGCGGTAATAAAACCGAGATTCCCACGCAAAAAGCCCAGTGGGAAGAGGTGTCAATGGACGCTCAACCTTGGGCCGGTGGCAATGACCTTGACCGACAGATTTTTGATTTCAACGAGTCCGAGGCGCTGCTTGCCTACTGGCAAGCCATGAACGAATCGTACGCCTACGAGACCGACCGCGATGCTGGGAAATTCCTGGTAGACCACGCAACCGATATCCCAGAGGTCGCCCAAGATATTATCCGCGCTATCACTATCGGTGCTATCCGTGTCGATGAGGCGGTGCATATCCCCGCCGCCTACGCCATTGTTAACCCGCGTGACCTCGAAAAAGTCCTCAAGTACTCTCAGCTGGATGTTCCACACTACATGAGTCTGACCCCGGTGTCCGAACCAGCAACGTGGACAACTTCTGAGTTCGTCGAATCCGGCACCGCCATTGTTGGCTGTAAAGACGCCACCACGTTTTTCGAGCTCCCCGGTTCCCCACTGCGTGCCGAGGCTGAGCATATCGCCCATGGTGGCCGAGACGTAGGGCTTTTCGGCTACACCGCCCACATGCTCAACCGGGGCGAAGGCCTGGTCAAGGTGCACTTCAATAATGCCTAAGGTAGAAGATTCAGAAGTCCTAGCGTGGCTAGGCGTTGACGCGGTAGGTGACGCTTCGGAAGAGCAAGCACTGAAGGGGATTGTGGCGGCGGTTAACGCCACTGTGACGGATTGGCATGGTAGTGCAGACACGTGGTCTGACCGAATCCACACTGGTGCCGTCATGCTTGCTGCCCACCTGTGGCGCCGCCGCGCTACACCCGGTGGCGTAGCAGCCCTAACCGATGAAGGCACTACGTACGTGCAGCGCCATGACCCCCAAGCCGCGATGCTGCTGGGCCTTGGGGGCTGGACTGCCCCGGCGGTGGGCTGATGAACCCAGACATTATCCCGATGCATCTAGGGAAACTAGCCAAGGAAATTAGTAACATCGGCATTTCCGCGACTGTTAACCCCAGCCGTGTCAGCATTCCTGGTGCGTGGGTTGCCCTGAAGGACGTAGAGATTGAGTCCATGGCCCGCGGTGAGGTTACCGCCGAGGCAAGCGTGTACCTGGTTGCCGCCGACTTAGGCACCACGCTAGCGGTGGAATACCTCATGAGCATGCTAGACGACCTGCTGAATCTTCTAGAAAACCGATACCCAACAGACATCGAGATCACCACAATTACCCTCCCTGCTATTGGGCAAACCCCCCTACCTGCCGTTGAGGTCACCTACGAACTGAAAGGAACATAATAATGGCGAATGTCAACACGCTAGATAGCCGTATCTCTACCGGCCCCGGAAAGCTGGTTTTTGGTAAAGCCGGTGCCCAGAACGAGTTTTCCGCCCTGGTCACCAAAGCCGAACTGAACCCCTCCGTCAATACGGAGGACGGCAAACACGTGCTATCCGGTGACTACGCACCAGGTAAAGATACCATCACATGGACCATGGAACTTACGTGCTTCATCAACTTGAAACGGAATGGCATTTGGGATTGGTGCTTCACCAACCGCGGTAAAGAAGTCGAGTTTGAGTTCCGGCCGGTAGAAGGCGAAAAATCCGCGAAGTTCACCGGCACGGTCAAAGTCCGTCCCCTAGGCGTTGGTGGCGAAGTCAATAAGGAAATGAGTAAGGATTTGACGTTCCCCTTGGTTGGGGAGCCAGCCTTTACGCCTGTACAAGAGCCATAAATGTCCGGCCATGTTGATGTTTCCGCCGAGGTTGAGGGGCTGAAAAACCTCCGCCGCACTATCCGGCAAGCAGGCGGTGACACCAAAGATCTTCGCAATGCCAATCTCGCTGCGGCGCAGACCATCGTGCCGATAGCGGCCGGTTTGGCGCCGAAGGTGTCCGGCCGGTTGGCGGCGAGTATCAGGGCGGGTGCTACGCAGAAGGCCGGCATGGTCAGGGCCGGCCGGAAACTTGTACCTTATGCAAACCCCATTCACTGGGGTTGGCCGAAACGCGATATCGAGCCGAACCCATGGATCGCTACCGCCGCCGCCGCCAATGAAGAACTTTGGCTCAAGGTATATGAGCAGCATATTGACCGTATTTTAGGAAAGATTGAAGGAAAGAAGCGATGAAACTAACAATCAATGTCCGGTACGTCAACGGTGAAGAGATTGCCGTGACGCCGATTCTGTCCGATCAAGTGGCTTTCGAGCGCACCGCCCGCCTCCGTGATTGGGGCACTGCCACCGACAGCCCACTGACTTTTGCCGCCTTCCTGGCGTGGAAGGCCTTGCAGCGCACTGGCCAAACCGAATACAGTTTCGAGGATTTTTTGGAGAACGTCGAAGCACTGAGTCAGTCCGGTGGTGAGATGGGCCTAAACCCTACCGAGGCGACGCCTGCCGTGTGATTGCCCTACTAGCTATCAATACGGGGATTCCGCCCAGCGTGCTGCTAAAGGAGGAGCCGGAATGGATAGACACAATGTTAGAGGTCATGGCTGAGCAGGCGGAAGCAGCGAAAAAGAGATAAAAGAGGTAACCGGTGGCGGGGAAAAAGAAATCGGCAATTCTGTCGGTCAACATCGTTAGTGATGCCAACACCAAGGGCTTCACTGAGGCGGCGCGCGCCGCCCAGAAGATGGCGGCCGATATTAACGCTTCGACTGCCCAGGCTGCCGGCATGGCCACCAAAATTGGTGGCCTGACCACCGGCATTACTTCCCTGGTTTCTATAGCAGGTGGCGCCATTGGTCAGGTCGCTGCTGGTGCCACAGCGCTAGCCGCGGTGGCCGGCCCCGCCCTGGGTGCTGTGGTGCTGGGCTTTGATGGAATCAAGGAAGCCGCCGAAGGGCTGAAAGAACCTTTTGATTCCTTGAAGGAGTCAGTGTCAGGTGAGTTCGCCGCGGCGCTGGAAGAACCCTTCGAGAATCTAGGTGGGCTCATCACCAACCTTGAAGAGCCCATGGCCGGTTTGGGTGCCTCCGTGGGCAACCTGATGGGTGGGCTGGTTGATACGATTGTCAGCAATCAAAGTGAATTAGAGAAGCTTATCGCGTCCGCTAGCGAGTTCACCGACGCCATGGGACCAGGGTTAAACACGTTGCTGGAAGGCGTGTTGTCCATTGGTACCGGCCTAGATGGTATAGCCGGTGATTTTGGTGCAGCGTTCGGTGGCGTCCTCGAAACCCTAGGTGAGAAGTTCCAAGAATACGCTTCCAACGGTGCCACTACCGCCCTGATTCAAGGCATGATCGACGCCCTGGGTGGCCTATCCGACCTTATCGGTCCGCTGTTGGATTTGATCGTTGAGCTAGGTATCGCCCTAGGCCCTAGCTTTGGCGGTATTCTTTCCGCTCTGGGTGAGATTATCGCCCAGCTGGTGGAGCCACTTTCCACTATCGCCCAGGTAGCTGGGCAAGCTCTAGTCGAAGCGCTAAACGCGCTGGCGCCAATGTTTGGGCCGATAGCGCAAGCGATTGCTGACCTGGTAGTCGCTTTGGCGCCGCTGTTGCCGTCGATCGCTGAGCTGGTCGCGTTCCTGGGCACAGCGTTGGCCGAGGCGATTAGTGCTGTGGCGCCGCTAGTGGGTGACATTTCCGCCCTGTTGGGTGAAGTATTCCGCATGGCCATTGATGCGTTGACGCCGATTATGCCGGTGATTATTGAGCTTATCCAGACGCTGGCTGGTGTGGCCAGTGCGCTGCTTCCGTCGATTGCTGAGCTGGCCAGTGTGTTGTTCCCCGCGTTTGCCCAAATTATGGAGGCTATCGCCCCGATTCTGGGTGACATTGGTGCCCTGATTGGTGATGTGCTCCGCATGGCCATTGAAGCAGTGATCCCGCTGATTCCGGTGATCGTCGATACGATCCGCATTCTGGCTGACGTCGTGGCCATGCTGATTCCGGTGATCGCAGAGGTCGCACAGTTCCTGTTCCCCGCCCTGGCCGAGATTCTGCAAGTAGTCGCCCCGCTGCTTCCTGATTTAGCTAATCTGATAAAGTCCCTGATTGAGGCCTTATTGCCGATTATTCCGCCCCTGATGCAGGTAGCAGAAGCCCTGTTCCCTGCCCTGGTGCGGATTATTGAGCTGATTATCCCGATTATCATTCAGGTGGCTGATATCTTTGTGCAGCTGGTGCAGGCGCTCACGCCGCTGTTGCCGCCGCTAGCTGATTTGATTACTGAGCTGCTTCCGCCGATTGTTGAGCTGATGGAGGCGATAGCCCCGGCAACGTCTGCGGTGGTCGGCATTGTCGGGAAACTCGCTGTGGCGCTGGCTAAAGGCTTGGTGGATGCGGTGATTGCCATTGGCGGTAAGCTTGGTTGGCTAAAAGACCTGTTCTTTAAGATTATTGACGTCATCAAGAAGGCGTTCCAGTGGATCACTGATTTTCTGGATGCTGCCGGTGACGTGGGTGGTATCTTCGGTGGCGGCGGTAGCTTTGGCGGTGTAGGCGGCGGTGGCGGCGGTGTCTTCGGTGGCGGCGACGATGGGACATTCCATGGGGCCGGTGGCGGCGGTATTGGCGCCGCCTTCCACAACCTACTAAACCGACCCTTGCCAACGCCCCAAGTGATTAACAACTTTGAGATCACTATCAACGGCCCCATCGACGCCCTAGAGACCGGCCGGAAGCTTCGTGAAATTCTCGACTACTACGATGAGAGGATGAAGCGCTGACATGGGTGTGATGGCGAACCTGCTACAAATTTCGATCTTTCCGCCGAACAGCCAATGGAACCTGAACTTACGTGCCGTCGTTGACGGTCTCACGATCAACTGGGGGCGCACAAACCTTTACCGCGCCCCAGCAAACCGCACGTGTCAATTCCAAATGCTCATGGAGCACGTTACTTTAACGCGGGTAATGCAAAAATGGGTCAATTCCGAACTCATTATTACGGCTAAACCAGCCAGTGGCGATTTAGTGATATTCCAAGGCATTATTGATGATTTTAAAGTCACCCCGAAGGACACAAAAATCGGGGATTATATCGTTGATTTTACCGCTACTGAATCGCCTACCTGGTCAAATAAACTCAATAGCCTGTTTTACGATGCTAAAAACCTTCGTGATTTTAATACTCGTTTAGGGCGTGTCCAACGCGAATTAGGCACATTTATTGCCCTGGATGTAAATACAAGTTATTTGGCTGAACCGCCCGAGAATCAAATCAGTGTGAAACAACTAGCTGAATCATTGGTTTGGCGCCCCGGGGCCTTCCCCGCTTGGTGCCCCGACTGGAAAAGGTTAGCGCCGACAGTGCACCAGCTAGACACGCCAGAGGGCGGCGCCCCGTGGGTACTGTCACCGAAGGTGTTAATAGACTTGGATCAGGGCATGGCCTGGACTTCCGATAACACACCCACGACCATCTTGTATAGCGCTGGTGGCCTGTTTGGAAAGAGCAAATACGCACGTGATACCCGAGTCCTTCGTGAAACCCGTGACCAATGGGATAGGGGTAATATCGTCGAGCTTGATATCCCGTATTGCCCAGATCAGGGCGGTATTATCGGCTACGCCGAAAATCATTCTGAGCTGGCGAAAGCCCAGCTTGGGAGTCCCCGCCGAATACGGCTTGATACCCGCCGAAACGCCGACTTCCTCAACACGTATCTGGGTTGGGAGTGCTGGGAAACCCCGAACAGATATATACAAGTAACGGGGGACAAGTGGGCAACAAAGTATCATGGTGAACTGCTGCTACAGCAAACTTATTACCCGATTGGTGGAACGCTCACTCTCTACCATTGGGGTTTCACTCACGATCTTTACTGTGCCTGGGGACCGACCGACGACGCGATAACGCCCCCACCACCACCGCCCCCGCCGCCGCCGAAGCCTACCACGTGGGCCACCACCACAACCACCTGGGCTACCACTACCGGCACTTGGAAAGGATAGGATATTTTATGGCCATAACCGACCCCCGCAACATTCAGCACCTCAATGCCGATGGAAGCGACACGATCAGTCAATTTCCTTCAGTCCAGCGCAATAATGCAGCCCGGCTATCTGAGGCGCTGACTACGAGTACCGAAACAGTCGCGCTGAACACGTCCTTTCGTAACGCCTCCGGCCTGATCCAACGAATAGGGAAACTTCGGATTTTGAGCCTTGAGTTTCGTACTACCAGTGATGCTGTGGCTGCTACGAGGCTTCTAGCCGGCACCCTTGCCGCTAGTGACCGGCCGACAAAAACTATCTATGCCGCTCTAGCCGGCGCTAACGACCTGAACGATGCTGTGGGTGTGAGAGCAAGGCTAGGCACTGACGGCACGGTCACTTGTCCGGTGCCAACGATCATGCAGTCAGGCGCCTACTATGGGGGACAAATAGTCTGGGTTGTGGCCTAGGCCACTTCCCCATTTATAAAAAATAGTGATTATGCTATCTGTGTTGAATCGTACCCTGGGGGCGCCTCACCGGTTTCTAGCCAGTCTGGATCAACACCGGTAGCAAATGCAATAAGATTTAGGGATGCCTTCCTTGGTTTTGTCCTACCTACCTCGATATTCGCTATTGACGCCCGACTCAGGCCGGTAATTGTTGCTAGCTCTGCCTGTTGCATTTCCGCAACTTCACGAGCGAGTCTAACCCGGTGGCGCACCTGGAATTTGGGAACAATCCATTCATTTTCCATCTTCTTTAGCATATGTAAAATACTACTCTTCTAGATAGTGGATTAGCAATTATTGTTAGAAAAAATTGATTAATAGGGGCGAATGCTTGATTAATGGGGCGAACTCGCGTACTGTTCTAATCATGAGTGAATCGCGTTGGCGGCTATCGAAGGAGCATGGCCTAATTATCGACGGTGTGATGGTTTGTACACCGCTGATGGTCTGCGCCGACGGTATTATTGTTGAAAACAACCCGTCCGGTTCTTCATATCTGCGTTTGACTATCTGTATGGATGAACCCATTGCTGTAGCATCGGATATCCCATTCAACATCGGTGCGCTGCAACCTGGTATGAAAAAGGAATCACTAGCTGACCTTGAGCCCCGTAGGGTTCAAGGTCATTAGGCATTTTTGAGGAGGAAATATGGACGAGTATACAGCTGAAGAGCTAGCCGCGATGGCACAGGAGGCGTGGGACGAGGCGTTTTGTAAACTGCCCCCGGTGCCGTACTTCGAGGCTTTCTTGGACGCTATCGAGAGTGCCGCTGAGGTAGAGAACTACCCGAACGAGCAAGTAGAGAATTTGTACTACGAGTTGGCGTTTGCTGTTCGGAAAACCGCCTTCGAGGGGCACGGAATCGACTACCTAGACAACGAGCTAAGGGAAGTCATGGAGCGGCGCGCCGCCACCCAAGGTTGGTTTTTCCTAAACGACCACCTTAAGGATGCTAGGGAACAGGCTCTACGCCTAGAGCAAGAGCGCATGCCGCTAGGAGAAGAAAATGCCGATGACGCACACTAGTGCCGGGTGGGAATTCCGGCCGGCAAGAGCCGATAGCGGTATCTACTGCGATGTTTGCGGAAGGGTTTTCGCCCGGCCGGCACCACCGCCGAACCAGGCCGGCAAACGCATCTGCCGCGATTGCCGACAGAACGCGAGAGAAAAGAAAATAGGAATGCTCTTCTAACGTTTGTTGGGTTTAGGTGCCCCCCCCCCCCCCCCCCCCCCCCGCCCGGCGCGGCCGCCCGGATTCGGGTAATGATCTCCCGAAGCAGGCGGCTACGGTTCTTCAGGTCGCCGCCCCACCGGTCGGTTCGCCGA